GCCTTTGTGACGTCGCGAAGCTCAACCTCACCACCCTCACGGGCGATGCGGCGAAGCTCAGCCGAAAGGTCACGCGTTGCATCGGCAGCCGGGGCGAAGGCAACGGCCTTTTCCGAACGGGCAGCATCAGCGGCGGCGCGGGCCTCTGCGGCGATCTTCTCTGAAGAGATCGCGGAATTGATAACGGCAGCCTCTGCCGTAAGGGCGTCAAAGCGATTCTGTGCCTCAACCGTCAGGGCTTCGCCCTTTTCGGCATGCTCTGCCACGATGCCCGAAGCATCGGTTAGCAGCGCGGCGCGCTTCTCAGCCAGATTCTTGATAGCGTCAGACATTTTCTAACCTCTTTCAAATTCTGGTTTTTGAACAATACGCCGGGCTACCTATCCGATGCGCCTGATGATCAGGCATGCGCGCCGTGGTGCGTGGGCTGTTTGGGATTCTACCCCTTGAGCTGCTCCAATTTGAGGCGGGCTGCCACAATCGTGTGGTGCTCACCCATTGGTGCAGGCTCAGATTCAATTGCCTCAACCTCAGCGGCTGCACCCAATCGGGCGCGCACGGCATCAAGCAGGGCGGTTTGATCAACATCAAGATCGGTGCCCGCCTTGACGGCCTCAAGGGTTGCAAGCAGGGCATCACCATCAACGCCGATTCGGGCAGGTGCAATCTTTCGCACGGCGGTGAGCCCTAGCGTTGCCGGGTAGGCAGGCGTATGCCCCGAAAGGGTTGACACCTCAAGCAGCCCAATTTCGGTGAGGGTGCGGCTGCCGTCATCGTTCCAAACCTGCCCATTCTTCGGCACGGTAAAGCCGAAGCTCATGCCCATTGCCTTTGATTCGTTTTGCAATTTTGAGATGACCGCGGCGGCATCGGGATCGGCAGGATCAAGGCGCGCCTCAATCTTCAGCCCAACCGCATCTTCGGTGAGGCTCAGGCGCCCGCTTGCCGTGGTTGCAAGCATGCGGCTTTCATCATGACCGTGCAAGAATTTGATGACACGGCGGCCCTGCTCAGCCTGCTTGATTGCACGGCTGAAGGCGCCCTGCGCGATGCGTTCGATAAACGGCAGCCCCTGCGATTCTGCACCGAAAACGGCAGCGTATCCCGTAAAGGTTTTCTGCCCATCTTCGGTATCGCTCACGGTGAATTCACCCAATGGTAGGGCGCGCATTTCATGTTCACGTGCCATCGCGTTGATCTCCTTTTGTAAAGCCTCCGCGGTGATTCTATCTGCCCACGCCAACACACGATCGGCGCCGTTTGTGTCTACGGGATTGACGCCCCAAAGCAGGGCCGCCACCGCCCCCGGTGCAGGGAACGATGGGTGTTCAGGGTCACTATTTTGTGGCACGCCTTCCCAATCACCGCGATGGCGGCGAATCCATGCGGCCATGCGCGCAACCTTTTCATCATCAACGCTGCCCGCTGCAAGCTGCCGCGCTTCGCGCACGGTTTGATCTTGCAAGCCTTCGCCTGCAAGCCCGCCCTCATACGCCTCAAGCCCTGCGGTTGCAGCGGCTGAAATGTAGGCAGGCACCTGCACAATGGCGCGCTCTTCATCGCGCAACGCCTCTTCAGGGCTCAGGGCTTCAATGCCCAAGCCGCGTGCCATTGCGCGCACGTCAGGATCGTTATCAATTGCGTATTCGATTTCGCTGCCGTATTCGGTGGCAAGCAGGCCGTATTTGTATTCTTTGAATGCAAGCCCGGTGGCAAATGCGCTGCCTTCAAAATCATTCAGGTGAATTTCATCAACGCCTGCCACGCCGTATTCCTGAAGCCATGCGCGGGTTTCGGTGAGGCGGTCAATCTTGCGGGCGCTCACCACAACCAATTGGGCGTCACCCTCCATCACCTGCGCGTTGAGGTGATCAATGAGCGGCTGATTCGGCTGCTCATTCTCAAGAATCAGCGTGCCGTCAAGATCAACGATGATGTAGCTCAAGCCTGCGGCTCCTCACCTACGGTGCCGATGTTGAGCGGCTGCCTGAAGGCGTCACCATCAGGGCCAACAGGTGGGCGATCCTCAAGGGTGCGCACCTCATTGAGGCTCAAGAAACCGTTATTGAGCGCCACGGCGTAAGAATCAAAGCGCTCTTTGGTAAGGGGGCGCATCATTGAATCAACGTTGAATCGAATGAATGTGGTTTCCCCAACGATGAGCCGCTGAAGCCCTGCCTCAAGCCGCGCAATCAGGCTGCCCAATCCAAGCATCAACCATTCACGGCTGACAATCTCAAGGCTATTGTATGAAGAATTTGCACCCGGCAATTGCAAGAGATGCAGCGGGATACCGTACAGGCGGGCGATTGCCTGCGTGCCTGCCTCCATGTTTCCCACAATGTCAAGATCTGAAGGCTTGAAGGTGAGCGGCTTGAAATCCGCGCCGCCCGTAAGCACCGCAATTTTGTGCATGTTGCGCAGGCCCTCATGGCGGCGCCCGAATGATGCACGCAGGGTTTCAGCCTGATCGGTGGTGAGCTCGCCGGGCACGGTCACCAATCCCGAAACCGAAGCACCCTGCTCAAAGAATTTGGCGGCGTATTCGGTGGTTGCCTTTGCAAGCCCAAGCGTAATTTTGTGATGCTCAACAGGGCTGATGCCGCGGAGATCTTCGCCCACACCAAAAAGGGTGATGTGCACAATGTCCTCATCGGTGAGGTCAACCTTTCCCGATGTGGTGGTGATGCGATAGATCGGCGCGCCATTCTCGCCGCGAAGCACCGCAACCTTTCGGGGGTCAAGCAGGCGCACCTCAACGATCTCTGCGCCATCGCGCAGGATCATCAAGAATGCGTTGCCGTCAATGAGCAGGCTGCTCACGGTGCGATGGAGCAGGTCAAACCGCGTATAGTTTTTGTTATTCGGCACAGGGTTATCAAGCCACCGCGGGCGGGTCACAGGGCGGCGCACGCCACCATCACGAATGAATACACCCACGGGCATGCTTGCCACGGTGTTGGCGTAGAGCATCACCGATGCATACAGGGCACCAATCGTGGTGGCATTTTTCTCATTGAGGCTTACCCCGGCAATGTCAGAATCAACGGGCCACATGCCGCCCACCTGCCGCTGCTCTACCTCACGCCCCAAGATTCGATCAAGAATACCCACGCAATTTCTCCCTACAGCTCAATGAATTGCACCGATGCCTTCGGCGTATCAATCGCCTTCGCGCCTAGCGTAGCAGCACGCCCCCACGCCATAATGGCTGCCACGCAAAGGTCAATTTTCTTGCCCGCATCTTTGCCCTTTCGCACCTGCACCCCGTACCGCGTTTGAACAGGGCTTGCCTGCATCACATGCCGGGTCAGCCGCGGGTCACCGTCATGCTTCAACCGCCCGTTCACTACCGCATCGTAGAAAGCGGCGGTGGCAGGGGTCATGCGCGCAGGGCTTTGCGGGTGCTCAACCACGGGCAAGCCTGCCTGTTGCCAACGCTCCATGACGGCCTGCCATCGGTACGGGTCACAATTGATCTCTCTCACGTCATAGGTTTTGCAGATCTCTTCAACCCTCATTTCAACCTGCTCAACGGGCACGCGCCATGAGAGATCATCAATGGGGCGCTCCCAAAGCCCAAGCGTAAACACCGCGCCATCGGTAAGGCGCACCCCCACCACACCCGTTGAATCGTTGGAAAATGAGCCGTCAAAACCGCACACCAAAGGGTCACCGGGCTCAAGCTTCAAGGTGGTATCGGCGCATGAATCCCATGTGCCCGCGGGTAGAAACGCTACCCCTGAGGCCGTGAATTGGTTGAGCCGCTTTGTTCTAAATTCGGCTTCGGGCGTGCGCATCTTTGCGCTCTTGAGATCCTCAAGGCTGAGCAGCGGCGGCGTTGAGAGCAGCCCCGGATTCGCCTGCGGCCATTTGGTTTCATCGGCGTAGGCGTCATCATCAGCCTCAAACCACGCCATGCCCAACGTTGGATCATCGTGCTCACCCGTGATGCGGCGCCGTGCCAATTGGTAGAGCGTGAAGGCGATTGAATCCATGCCCGTTTGATCGGTGCGTTGCCCTGCCGTAGTGATTGCCAAAAAGAGCGGGCTGCGCCGGGCGCCCATGCTGAGGCTCAACACATCGAATAGATCGCGGTTGGGCCATGCTGCCAATTCATCGGCAAGCACTAGGGTGGCGCTCAGCCCCTCTTTGGTGTACGCCTCAGAAGAGAGCGCCCGCCAAATGGTGCCCGTGGGTTTGAATTCTAGGGTGTCACGAAACACCTTGATTTGTTCAGCCAAGATAGGGCTCATCTCAACGGCGCGCTTTGCGTGGCTCATCACCAATTTGGCTTGATCCCGATCAGCCGCTGCCGAATAGATTTCACCGCCGTGATCACCGAAGAGCCCAAGCGCCAATGGCACCGTTGAAAGCAGGGCGGTTTTCCCATTCTTACGGGCGGCACCGATCATGAAAAAGCGGTGGGCAAACGTGCCATCGGCTTTGCGTGCTAGGGCGTGGCGTAAAAGCTCACGTTGCCACGGGCGAAAAAGCATGGGCTCACCTGAGAGCCCGCCGATCGAATCTTTAGCGATGGGCACTAATGCCTCACCGAAGGCAGCCACCTGATCGCCTAGCGATCGGGCAAGATCATCAGCCCCGGTGGGCGTCAACCATTTCGGGGGCCATTCGGCAGAGCCGCGAATTTCTCCCGGAATTCTTCCAACAGGGTGCGTGCCTGCACCATTGCGATGCCTAGCCGGGCGCGATCGCTTGGGGTCAATCCTAGAGCGCTCAGCCATTTGTAAATCCTCTCTTCGGTTGCCGTGCGCATACCCCAAGCGGGGTGGGCGTAGGCGTACCCCTTATCGGTAAACAAAACCATACCATCAGCCTCAAGCCGTGCGGTGATCTGCGCCAACAATGATTCATCACGGCAGAGCATCGTGAGAGCTTCGCGGTCAGATTCAGCCAACCAATCACAGGCCGATGTGACGCGCACCCAAACGCCCTGCGCCACCGGGTCAAGCCCATCAGGCAGGGTCAGATTGTTGAGCGGTGCCACGCCTGCGCCCTGCTTTACGGGCATGCGGCTAGGCTTCAGCGTGCCGCGTTTCGCTTTGATTTCATTTGGCAAAGGCTTAGGCGATGCCATGCAAACCCCCACCCACACCAAACCCCCACCCCCCGTGGTTGCCTGTGTGCTCGCCCTGC